ACTGAAATCCCGCGCCAGCCGTTCAATACCGGCACCGATGCGCACCGATGTCCAGCCATTCCACTCCCGGCCATTTACCCGTAGCGTGACATTGTCGTTCATTGCACTGGCACCTTCAGAGGGATCACCGGCACAAAGCCGGGATGCGTAATGGCATTACGCCGGATAATGTCCGCGTCACGCGCCGCGTTATCAAACCAGGTCGCCGCCAGCACCAGCGCGGGTAAAACCTCATCCGGTGTGCGCTGAATGATCCGTGCAGACTGTTCAAGGCGCGTGTTGATATCCGCATTCAGATCTGCTTTCACCCGGCGCAGCGCCAGAAACAGCGCATCGCTGGTTGTACGGGACAACTCCTTATCAATTGCCGTATTCAGTGTGTCGCGAATGTCAGTCAGTTCTTCCCACGTCGGCAGGTCAACCGTGTTTTTCACCGCCGGTGCATTGTTCAGTGCCGGATGCGTGACGGAAGGCCAGCCAGTGCTCTGCGCGGGTGTTGTTGCCTGCCCCACTGCGGAATTCTGCATCACCGCGGAAGTTGTTGGCGCAGGCAATCGGGTGACGGCATACGCCGCTTCGCTGATTGCGGTCGTACGAAGGGTGCTGGCAACCACGTTACGCTGCTGCGTCGCCGTGGCGGTGGTTTTACTGTCCGTTTTCCAGACGCCGCGCGGTTGCAGATCGCTGCCGAGGCTGACACCGGAAAGCGTTTTGATCATGGTGACCAGGTCGCTGGCGTTACCATAAAGGCGTTTCCCGGTACGCCACATTTTCTGCACCTGCTCAACGAAATTTTTGCCTGACGATGGCGGCGGCAGAAGTACCGAGATATCCCCCTGCAACAGCCTGGCGGCATCCGATACGGCAGAATCCACCACTTTCATCGCATCAGAAACATACCCCAGCATTATGCTGGCATTACCGATAACGTCGTTCTGCACGAAATCCGCCACACCATCGATACTGAAACCGCTGAAGCTGTCACTGATGCAGTCATCCAGTGCAGAACAGGATGACATCAGCGTCTGCGCCGTCGCCGCACCTGATGTGGGGTAAGAGAGTTCTCCTGCTTCGACAAACTTCAGGTCAAAGCGGACAATACGCCCTTCACTTTTCGATGTGCTGACCCGAACTTCCCCGTCAACACAGACTTTCAGCTCACCATATGTCGGGTGGACAAGCGTGCCGGGACCGGGTTTATTCAGCGCGTCAATCAGGCGATCGCGCTGGTCAAAGCAGTCATCTCCCACCACATAAGCTGTGATGGACGGGCGGAAAGTGACTTTTCCCAGATCTTCGGTATAGGGCTTGTCGCGGTTCGGATATTCGTGTGTTTCCACACGGCGACCGGTTCCCGCACTTTCTTCTTCAACCTTAAACGGTACGCCGCGAAATGACGCATCCTGAAGCCTGTCTTTCCACGTCATATAAACTCCGGATACAAAAAACCCGCCAAATCTGCTTTGTCAGTTATTTACATCGCAGAAGATGTGGCGGGAACCTAATATTTTTAATTACTATCTGAGTTGAACATCAATGGAATAAATATCACCACTCTTTATAAATTTAGAATCTGTCCTTTCATCAAAAGATTCAAATGACTGTACCTTTAAAAACTTTTTCATTTTATTTTCAAAAATACTTTCATTAACACCAGTTAAATACTTGAACGCTCTACCAGCAAGGACCTCATTACTTAAATCCATTGTGTTTTTATTGTCTTTGAAAAACCAAACAATAACCTTTTGTGGGCATGATGGATTATAAACAGATATATAAAACTGCGGCTCATATTTTTCATCAGCGTCATCACTAAGCATTTCTTCAGAAGATAATTCTCTTCTGAATTCATATTGCCGCTTAGTTATTCCTTCGTCCTTTATTATCTCTTGCTTAACTGGTGCAATACCTATAGAAGAGATTAATTCTGACTCATTAAAGCTGAACTTACACTCTTCCGCAGCCAAGTTAAAAGATAAAAGTGCAGATATAAAAAAAACAAAGATACGCATAATCATCCCTTCAATCATTTGTAAGGAATGATTATATTAACTACTTAAAGCTGAAAACCCAAATTATGCCAGACAAAAACACATTAATCATTTTGTACACTACCTGAACCGCGTATAGCCAACATCATGGCTGACATCAAAACCGCTGGATCGCGTTTCCATAACCCGCATACCCGGAGGCGAATTCACAAAAGATACCTTGATCTCACCATCAACTTTTGGCACAGAAGCTTTGTTAATCATGAAGGGATTCGAGCCTGTGGCATCGGAGGCGTTGTTTGACTGAGCCGGATCCACCGCCGGATAAGGTGTGTATCCCCGCGCCGGTATTCCCGTCCCATAAGCATCATAAGCACCCGCGCCCCACTGCGCAGAGTTAATGGCATCGACCGTGTCACCGAAACTGTCGGTAAACCACTCAATAATTGGCTTCAGCTTGTCCCACATATCCTGAAACCACTTAACAACCGGTCCCCAGTTATTGATCACCATCCCCAGCGGCGACCAGGCAAAAACCTTCTTCAGAAGTTCCCAACCTGCCTCAAAATAAGGACCAATGGTTTCCCAGAGCTTCTTGAAATAAGGTCCGACAACATCCCAGTTAGTGATAATTAATCCCGCAGCCAGAGCAATCGCCGTCGCAATCATGCCAATCGGCGTCATCGACATAATCCTGCTGACAATACTGATGGCACTGCCCACGCCCATCAATCCCAGTTTCAGAATCGCAAGACCGGCAGCAAGCCCGACGACGCCGCGAATAACCCGGGGATTTTCATCCGCAAACTTCGTGAATTTCTCCCCCAACTCCCCCAGCCATTGTGTGATATTTTTAGCGTCACCAGAAAATGCGCCGCCAATAGCCGCAAGGCCGTTAGTTGCGGTCCCTGTCATTGCCTCCCACAGGTTGGACAGCGTACCAAGCTGTGCCTGAACACGTTTATTCAGGCTGGCCTGTTTATTCATCTTCTGCTGGATCTGATCGTAGCCATCCTTTCCTTTATCGATTAGTGCATTGACCACCTGAAGGGTTTCGGCATCATCACCAAATATTGCCTTAAGTACACCTGTTCGCTTAACGTCGGTCAGTTTTCGCAGCTTTGCCAGTTGCCTGAACATGTTATCAAGACCGCCAAAACTTCCTTTGCCGTCAGTAAAATCGAGCTGTACCCCGAGTTTCTGGCGGGCCATAACTTTATTAACGTCCCTGATTTTCTTAACGCTTAATCCGGACTGGATAACTTTTCGCAGGGCATTACCTGCCGACTCCCCGTTCATCCCCATCTGATCCATCATGACGCTGATGGGGGCAAGGCTCTGTGCAGCCTGAAGACCATCCTTGTTCACCATCTTCAGAACAGAACTGGTTTTAGTGAAGAAGGACAACATGTTGGTATCGTCAACGCCCAGATAAAACGCCTTCTGGATAGTGTCGAACAGCCCCATCATGTCTTCTGACGCCGTTCCGGTAGCATCCTGCATCTTTGCAGCAAACTCAGCAGCCGCTTCCGGTGTTTTTTTCAGTTGTACCGCAAGATAAGCTGTCGCTTTACCCACACCACCCAGAATGTTTTCTGCCGGGATCCCCTGACGCACCAGCATCTGCATCATGTTCTGGAAATCAGCCGTTGTACCAGGTAGCTGGTTACCCAGGCCAATAGCCAGTTTATTGATGTCCTGAAAGCTCTTTCCAACCTCGCCGTTCGCATCCATCATGGCGACTTTCAGCCCGGTGGCGGCGTTTTCCTGATCGGCATAAGATTTCAGGGAAAGCGTCAGACCCGCTGCCAATCCGCCCCCAAGCGCCAGCCCACCCTGTGACGCTTCTTCCGCCTGGCGTTTAAATCCCCGGATTTTCTTTTGCATTTTCGACAGCGCGGGAGAAAGCCTGTCGACACCGGTGATCAACGCCTTAAGCTCAAATTCAGCCATGTGTGCGTTTCTCCTGCTCTATCCTGTTTGCCTGACTGACCAGCAAGGGAATTTCACTGATCGGCATACTCAGCAATTCGAAGGGATTAATGCGCCAGTAGCTGGCGCAGTCAAAGAAGCGATCAGTGAGGTATTCAGCCGTCAGGCCTGGAGGAAAAAACCAGCCACAAGCCACGCCGCTGCATTCAGGTCTGCCGGAGACATCTGGTCGACAGAGCTTTGCGGCACTTTCGCCAGCCGCACAATGTATTTCGACACCACATGCGCCAGAAGTCTGACGGACTCATCCTGATTCATCTGGTAGGGATACCCCAGCTCGCGGACATCCTTCCCGGTGGGTTCATCAAACTCCAGTACGGAGAGTGTCTCACCATGAGCGATAATCGGTTTCTTTAACTCAAGCTCTTTCATTACTGGTAATCCCCTTCTTCACCGTGGAACTCAAGATCAACCGTGCCTTCTTCGGCATTATGGTTCGCTTCTCCGTGCAGCCAGGCGGACGACAATACATAGACCTGACCGTTCGCCAGCTCGGCAGTGATGGTCATCTCATCAGACGAGGTGATTTTGCTCACCGGAAAATTCTTCGGCACCTTGAAGGTCCCTTTGACATAAGGCGCACGGTGAGTTTCCTTGCGGTCCACTGAACCGTCCAGGCCGATGATGTCATCATTGACCGTCCTGTTCATGGGCACCTCAATGCCGCCGGTCAGCGATAGCTGCTGACCGTCAATTTTGAAATAACAGGTTCCCCCGATACGGGCCATTATGCAGACTCCTCTGAATACTGAAGACGGAACTGGTTAACCACGGCAAAAACACGCAACTGGTTAACATAGTCAGGCGGGAACAGCGTGTTCAGGCGGTTCGGATCGCTGGCATCACGCTCCACAACCAGGTACTGCTTAAACAGTTCGTAGTTTTCCACGATCCCCGCACGCTCAAGCTGACGGTAGGTTGCCAGCAGTTCCCCTTTGATTACCGCCGGGGTGACAATCGCCTGACCGGGACCAAAGCGGGTACCGTCGCTGGCAAGCTTGTGACGCCCGTACTTACTGGTAATGACGGATTTCAGTTTGCGCAGTACATACGCACTGGTATGCAGCGTCTCGCTGTCGAGGTAGCTGTTATCCGCAACCCCGTAAGCATTTTTCCTGTACGTGGTGACATCACGCTGAATGCGCAGCACCCCGCTTTCGACATACGCCGTTGCCACGCCATGAGACAGCAGGGTCTGCTGCTCGGTCATCGTGAACCGTTTCCCCTTCGGCGCAGGCAGCATACCCACCAGCTCACCGGTCTGCGTGGGACGTGCCGGATCGTTGCGGATAAACACCGCTGCGCGGGCGGTACGGCTTGCCGCCAGCTCGTCGGCAGGCGTCTGGGTGTCTTTTTCGTACCCCGCCAGGGTAATGTGCTGCTGGTTAAACTGGTCACCTGCGGTCACCAGTTCTGACAGCGTGCCGGTCTTTGCCGTATACACATGACCATACAGCTGACGCGCATAGCTCCAGCGACCGCTGGTATCGTTCATCTCGGTCACCAGCGTGTTAACGGAGGCCGTGTCGTTGAACGGCAGGCCAATATAATCAAACGGCTCATCCGCCATTGCAGCCACCGCGCCGGTGAGAACCGGAGCACCCGTTCCGGCGGTACCCGTCGCCACGGCAATCTGTACGCCCGCTGGCAGCACTTCGCCCCCACCAAAGCCGTAGTAATTGAGGCTGACAGGAATTTCATTCCCGCAAAGCCCCTTATGACGCGCGGTCAGTGTGACCACGCCTGCCGAAGATGAAGCCGTAAACGGCAGGGTCGGAACGGCATTGATGGCATCCTGGATACTGCTGGCAATCATCGTGACGTTATCGCCGTTAGTCACCGGTGCCTGCACGCGGGTACGTCCCACATACACATTCACCGTGCCGGTTTCGGTTGCCGCCCCGGTCACCGTCAGCGTAACCGTTGCCGCCGCGCCTGTGGATTCAGGAACGGCAATCACATACAGCTCGCCAAACGGGTCAGTCTGGCGATAAGCCTCGACCATACGCGCCAGCTGACTTCCCGCACCACAAATCTGGCGTGCATAGTCTGCCGACGGCATCAGTACCAGACTGTTGGCAACAATCTCTGCACCGTTATTGGCATGACCAATCAGCAGCGATGCTCCGCTGTCCTGTGCAGTATTCGCCGCCTGGTTATCCATTTCCGCATAAAACAACGGAACCAGCGTATTCGACGGAATGGTGTTAAAGCTTATCGTCATCGGTATTCACCTTTTTATTCACGCGCCGGATATCACCAGCTGCTTCACGGCGCAGCCAGTAGTTGTTCTCGTCAACATTTCGCCCTTCGGCGGGCAAAAGGTCGCCGCGGGCAGGATCAGGAACTGACCGCCCTTTAACAGGTTTGACAAACATGAGGATCCTCAGGAAGGAAGAGTTATTTCGGTGTGATGTTCGATATCGCCGTCAGGCCCGTTACCGGGCTCGAGATAATCAACATCAATCGCCAGCGTTTGCAGTTCATCCAGACTGTTCAGATCATCCTGCTGGCGGGTATCGTCTTCAGTCAGCTCGCTGATGACCGAAAAATCGAACTGATAAATCAGCTCATGACGATTCAGATCCAGCAGCGTGCCGCCGTCATAGGTAATCGGGTTACCGCACGCCTCCGGGTTCCAGCCCAGCAGAGCCTTAAAGAGCATCTGCCGGACATCGTCCACCACATCATACGAGGCAAACTGACCGCGCTCATCACGCCCGTTACTCAGTATGACAACCACGGAGAAACCCTCTTTCAGCTCCTGCCAGTAGTCGGTCTGGCTTTTGTTTTCTCCCGGAGAATCATCACCCGGTACCACATATGCCGCCGGGAGCTTCAGCTTTCCGACCTCCGGCAGATTTTTGAACTGGGCCGCGCCTGCAACCCGGTTTTCAAAATACGGACAGCGGGCACGCAGTGCAGCAATAACAGGCGTCAGTTTCATCTGTGTCGTCGCTCCGGCTTCAGTGATTTACGCAATTCCCGCGCCAGAAAATAGCGTGTCCAGCTGCGGTTCTTTTCAAGCGTTTCCACCATGAAGTTATTACGTGGAGCAAGTCGCCAGCCGCTGCCACCGGATGCACCACGATGATGGCTGCGACGACGCTTTTCCCCTCGCCTCACGCCATAGAACAAAAAAGCCGGATAAAAATCACCGGTGATACGGCGGTTTCCCTCTCCATTACGCTGGTTAGGGGCTATACGTGCCATAAAACCAGGGCGATGTTTACTGGCTCTGGGTACCATGTAACCAATCGAACGAGCCAGGCGTCCGGTCTGATAACCGGGGTTTTCACCCGGTGCCGACCGCGCACGGCGCATCACCAGCCGACGGGCATCACGCATATGACGCTGACCAATCGTGACAAACGCCCGCCGGACACGGGCGCGGTTAAAGCGCATCTCCGCGGGCTGCTGAAAATCAACGTGCAAAAAGGAAGTCGTCATTGTTGCCTCCGTGACTCTGCCTACATTCGCCCAGCTCCGTACACTCCAGCAGCAGAAAGCGCCGCGCCCCGTTCAGATCGCGCTGACGTTTCACCCGGTACACACTGTCACCGCAGACCACCTCATAATCAGCGGTGATCCCCCGGCGGTAACGAATGGTGATGTAATGGGTGATGGCGTCCCCGGTCTGCGCGGTTTCCTGCCAGGTGGTGGCACTGGTCTGGATAACCTTCGCCCATGTCCGGAACGTAACCGGGTATTGAGGCTCCACGCCAAAGTTATCCGCGGGCATATCCACCCGCAGGCGGATCAGGACGCGTTTATTCAGTTCACCGGGGTCCGGCAGAATGTAGGTTGCGCTGGTCTGCGCCTGACGAATTTTCATTGCGGAAAGTACCTGTACGGGCCGACAAGCCAGCCAAAACTCTGCGGCATGTCGAGTTTCTCCACTTCCGTAACCGACGAGCGGTTTTCGTAAAAATGGCTGATAAGCATCAGCATCCCCAGACGAATATCATCCGGCAGGTGCAGCCCGTCCGGATCGCTGTCCGGAATGGTTTCATCCGGTGCATAGAGCTTCCGGTTCAGATACGTTTCCGTCCGCTTTTGTGCCGCACATGCCAGCAGTTGCAGATGGCGGTCATCAGTATCGAAATCCTCATCCAGCCGGAGTTGGGCTTTAATCTCTTCCATTGTCAGAAGCATACTCAGCCCTCTTTACTGGTCGTGGCTTTTTCTCTTTTGCCGCTTTACTGCTTTTTGCACTGATTCCGCGCTCTGCTAACCCGGCCTGAAGTGCAATCTCCTGCACCCGGGCAGGAAGCGCCCCGTCGTCATACTCACCGGCCTGAATGACCTCAACACGCATACCGTCCGGTGACCATTTCAGATCTTGTTTCAGGATCATGATTCTTCACCCGTCAGAACAGGGGGCGCGGTTCCGCGCCCCTGAGTGATTACGCCGCTGCAATCTTCAGCAGTTTGATGGCCTGCGAATCGACCAGCATCCCGCCGGTGCGCTTGGTGGTATAAAAACCGACAAACGGTTTATTGGTGTACGGGTCACGCAGAATGCGGGTGCCGATACGGTCAACGATGGTGTAACCCCGTTTGAAGTTACCAAATGCAATGGCTTTCGCATCAGCGGCGATATCCGGCATCTGTTCGTTTTCAGCGATACCGTAACCCGCCAGAGAGGACGGCTGCCCCAGTTCCAGCCCCGGACGCCACAGATAGTTACCCTCGGTGTCTTTCAGCAGACGGATGGCAAACAGGCTGTTGTTGTTCATCATGAACTTCGCGCCAGTGCGGTGTGCCTTACGCAGCGTGTAAATCAGTTTGATAATGGCGTCTGCGGTCACCGCGGTCGCTTCGCCGGATACAATATGCTGAAGTTTGCCGAACGCCCGGACCTTGTCGGTTTCATCAGTGGATTCATACGCCAGGAACCCTTTCGGCTTCTTGGTGCCATCGCCTGAGGTAAAGGCAATTTCTTCCTGTTCGGCAAATTCGGTTGCCAGCTCGCTGTTGATCCAGGCCTCCACGTTGAAGAAGGCATCGTCCAGCATTTTCTGGGTGGCCTGCGGGTTGCCGTAGATTTCCCCCATGAGAGGTTCAATCAGCTCCAGTCTGGAGGTGGCAGTCTGGGATCGCGTATCCGTTTCCCCCACCCATCCGGAAGCCGTGCCGCCCAGATTCACCAGTTTTTTGTAGTCGGAACCGCCAACGGTGATCACCGTGGCTTCCTGGCGCATCACCACTTCATCTTTCAGCAGGGTGAGAATGTTGCGATCCAGCGCTTCCGGCACGGCATAGCCACCGTCTTCATCGGTGCCCACCTGCAATGCCTTACGCTCCAGATCGCGCAGACCATCTTCACGGCCTTTACGCAAAAAGCCCACAAACGCTTCTTTATGCTCGGTGGCCAGTTTATTTTGCGCGCCACCTGCCGGACGTTTCAGCTCAAGCAGCTCTTTTTCAAGATCGCTTTTGAGATTTTCCAGCTCGCTGAGTTTCCCGTTCAGAGTTTCCACCTGCCCGGCAAGCTTGCCTTTTTCCTGCTCAATCGCATCCACGCGCTTGTCGTTCTTTGCTTTGAAGTCGTCAAACTTCTGCTGCAGCTCCTGCGCGACCTGTTCGACATCTTTAATATCTACCGCCATCGTATTTCTCCTGATTAGAAGTTCAGATTTTTCAGTGCATTCAGTGCAGAGCCCACATCCTCAGCGTCGCGCAGGGACAGTGCGCTATAGCCCCCGGCCATGAATGCTTTGGCCTGGGTACGGGAGAGTCCGACATCACGCAGGACTCTTTCGATTTTTTTCTGTTCGGGGATTTCCCCGCGGGCCAGCGCGTTCTTGACGTCGCTGATCCGCGCCTCGTCGTTAGACGGAAACGTCACCAGACTGACTTCCCAGAGGTCGATTTCTTTCAGCAGAAAGGCTTCTTTCGTCCGGTCGTATTCCCAGTCCTTCAGGACGTACCCAATAGAAAGGCCGGTTAACGAACCGGCCTTCATGTGTGCATGTGCGCGTTTTGCCAGGGGATCATCATCAATGAGCAACCGCCCCCTGACGTAAAGCCCGACATCGTCTTCCTTCATTTCGGTGTAAACACCGATGGGCTCATCCATGCGGTGCTGCCAGAGCAGCGCAGGTAACGCTTTTCTGTCACTCCACGCCCGCAGGGACGCAGCAAATGCCCCGGACATCACCACATCATCGTGGCTGTCCTTTACACCAAAGACGGAGCCATATCCTTCAAACTCACCGGAGTCACTGACAGATTTCAGACTCAGCGGTACATCAAGACGTTGTTTCGTCTGCATTGGCGTTATCCTTCTGCTTACCGGCTTTACTGCCATCGGAGGGTTTCGTGGTCATGTTCATCGGTGTGAGATAGACATCACCACCGGGACGCGGATTCATATCTTCCAGGTCGCGGCAGTCATTGGGAGAGTAAATTCCCCAGTTAATCCCGGTGGCGTAGGCTTCAAAACGGGACTTCATATCCCCGCGCAGTAACGCCCCGGCGTTAAATTTGGCGTAATAAACACCCTGCTTACTTTTTCGTACCAGTCCGGTGTTGATCCGCTGCTCAATGCGGGTCAGATACGGCACCAGTGAATAGTTGATAAATCCGAGCCCCAGCTCTTCGATATTGTTGAAGGTGGCGCGATCGGTGTTCTGCACCATGTGCAATGGCACACGGAACAGACGACAAATTTCTTCAAGCTGAAACTTGCGGGTTTCCAGGAACTGGCTGTCCTCTGCGTTCAACGCCATCGACTTCCAGTCCAGCCCCATCTCAAGGATCATCGGGCGGTGAGCATTGCCAAGCCCGGTGTGACGCTCCTCAAAATCTTTCTTCAGGCGCTCATAAGCCTGATCCGACAGCGTCTGCTCTGTACGCAAAACACCCGATGTCACCGCGCCATTGCTGAACAGTCTGGCCCCGTGCTCTTCGGTCGCTGCCGCCAGCGATATTGCCTCGCGGGCATAGGCGATGGGATTCAGCCCCACCAGTCCGTCCAGCGTCAGCGTACGCACATGCCAGATATCCTCCTGGCTCAGTACATCCGTGGAGCCATCCGGGAATGTGACCTGATAGACCGGTTCCCAGCTACTGTTAAGCTTCGGTACCACACTGCCGGGATCGACGGGCAGCAGTTCAGCCACTTCGCCAAATGCTTTCACTTTGTAGGCGTAAAAGTTTCCCCTCAGGCACAGACAGGTGACCACCAGCTCCCAGAACTCCTGCGGCGTCATATAGCCATTGGGATGCGTGGAGATCAGTTTATGCAGACGTTCGCCGGTGGCTCTCTGCTTCAGGCTGCCGTTCAGGTGATACAGATTGCAGGGCAACATCCCGACCGACTCTGCCAGCACTCTGACGCAGGAAAAAACCGCCGTCAGTCGCATGGCCCGCTGACTGCTGATCTGCTTTCCGGTATAGGTGTCATACGACAGCCCGATGGCATCCGCCAGCTCTGCTGGCGTGGTCACCGGTGCGTCACTTTTTCGTTGAAATAATCCCGAAAAGAACACTATTTACCTCCGCCGACAGACGACTGTGTACGGTCGAGATATCGCGCCACCAGCCACGACCAGAACAGGCACAGCGCCCCGGCAACAACAAAACCCGCCGGGGGATAAATCAGCCAGGCACCATACGCCAGCAAAAGCGCACCCAGCACGCCCACCAGAGGCGCGAGAATCAGCATGATCATAATTACCTCAGTTAAAGCGAGCGGATCCCATAGGACTCAATGTGGTCAGACAGCGTGTCTTCTTTCTCGTACAGCATGGCTCTGCCAACCGCCATAATCAGCGCAACTGCACCATCGATTTTGTTTTCCGCCTGCTCTTTGACGGGCTTCACTAAATCATCGTTACCTGGCATGTTTTTGCCGACCACATTGCCGATACACCAGGTCATGATGGGATTGCCGTCATGATGAAAGCGTCCCGATTCAATCGCTGCCTCCAGCTCTTTCATCGGGTCGGACATATTGGCGAAGTTCTGGACGATAGTAACGGGATTCAGGTCTTCATCAGCAAGGTCATGTGACAGCCCGGTCGCTCCAAAAGGGTCGATGGGTGACTCACTGACCGGGCTGATTTTGTTCGCCGCTTTGGCCTCTTCGAGGATGTAGCGATAATCCACCTCTGCACCATCGGTAACGGTCAGAACGCCCATTTCCACCCATTTCTGAAAGCGTTCGGCTGTCCGGCGATCTTCATTTTTCTCGACGCTGTACACCGTGTCATACGGTACCCAGAAACGCGGGGCCACACTGTAGTAATGCGTTTTACCGTCAATCTCGCGGGTATAAAGTCGCGCCATGCTGTTCATATCCAGCTTACGCGCCAGGTCAAAGGCCAGAATGCACGGCTGCCCCTCGAACTGCTCAAGAGTCAGTGATTTATCCTCGCAGCTCTGCCAGCTCACCAGGTTGAAATACGCCGAACGCGCCGACACCCAGATATTGAGGTGTTTTGTTTTAAAGACGTTTGCCAGACGGGCATTATTTTTCGCACGCTGCTGCTGACTTAACAAAAATTCGCGATAAACCGACACGCCAATATTTGGATTGGCTTTTTCCAGCACCTGCGGGTCGGTCCAGTCGTCACCTTCATCAACGGTATAGATGATCCCGAACAGTTCATCGTTAGGCACCGAGCCGTTGAGCATCTCGATGACTTCCCGCCGTTTGTCGTAGCACGGCCCCTCAATGTTGTACCCGGCGGTGGTGATGGCCCACATCAGTGGCTGACGTCGCGCCCCCATCCCGGTAAGCATTGTGGTATAAAGCGCATCGGTGGCATGCTCGTGATATTCATCCACCACGGCACAGTGGGGTGATGAACCATCACCTGGGTTGCCGATCAGCGGTTCAAACCGCGCGCCATCCTCCGGACGGTTCATGTTTGAGGCGTTAACCTCAATCCCGAACGCTTCTGTCAGCATGGGTGTGCGTTTACACATCAGTCGCGCCGGGCGAAAGACTTCCCACGCCTGTTTCTCTGTCGTGGCACCGGAATACACTTCCGCGCCAAACTCGTTATCACAGGCAAAACAATACAGGGCAACACCGGCAGAGATTGCTGATTTGCCGTTCTTACGGGGGATTTCGGTGTACACCTCCCGGAAGCGGCGCAACCGGGTGCCTTTATTGACCCAGCCAAACGCACAGCAGATCACAAATAGCTGCCACGGCTCCAGCGTGATGGGCATCCGTTTGAATGCCCACTCCCCCTTGGTGTGCGGCAACAGCTGAATAAATTTCGCGGCCCGTTCAGCCAGGTCCTTGTCGAAGCGGTAACGAAACGACTTACTTTTTTCCGCCATCAGGTCATCAAGATGGCGCTGGCAGGCCTGAATCACAAACTGGCAGGCAACAATCTTTCCGCGCACGACATCCCGGGCATACTGATTGGCTGCATTTACGTTGGGGTAAGATTTCCGGCTCATGATTCGATGATTTTCAGATTGTCAGAAACGGGTTAGTGGCTTTCTTCTTCCCCGCCAGGCCAATCAGACGCTGGCGGCTGCTGGGGTCGAGTCCGAGCATTGCCCCCGTGCTGCTCATCTCGGACTCCTGTTCTTTTTTGGCGGTCAGCTCCGGATTTTTGACCATGCCGCCCATTGCACCGGTGATGGTGTTGCCCTGTCTGGTAATATTTTTCACGGCACGTCGCCAGAATTCATAGGCCACACACCACCGCTCAAGTACCGCCAGGTCAGTCACGCACAGCAGGCCCTGACCGCAGAGTTCTTTGGTTGTCAGTTGCCACATGATCGTGGCGAGAGGGAGATCTTCTTCAGCGAACCACTCCGGTGGCTCAACACCTTTGATGGGCGTAAAAACAGGTTCATCTTTATTCAGGGCTCGCTTGCCGGGGTTTCCGGCCAGCGCCTTGCGCGCCGTTGGCTTGGGGCGACGCCCGGAACGCCCCGCCGTTCCAGCCATATGCGGCACTCCTGGTTAAATTTCATTTTTCGCGGGTATAAAAAAACGATGG